GCGGAACTGCGAGCGATCAAGACGGGTCAACTGCACTGGCAAATACTGTCATTACTATGATCGATAACAGAACCGCGACTGCGTATTTTGCGGCACTGCCGACGTATACTGTGACAGCAAACAACGGCACCGGCGGATCGAGTACGAGTTTTAATGGTAATTCTTCGGGCGCTCCAATCACGGGCGTTTTGGCGGGAGAATACCCAATATCATGCGTTCCCGAGGCCGGGTATGAATTCGCGGGTTGGACCGGTGGTGTTTTTGCAAACTCGGCGGCAAACCCTACATCAATTACAATCACCGGTGACACGTCATTCAGTTCTACGTTTACTCTTATCCCGTGAAGTCTTTAATAGTAAACGTGGAATATCGACAGAATTATTAATTGGTACTTGACATTCAAATAGAACTGTGCATTATTTTCGTCGATGACACAAAAACCTGTTTCTGTTGTACCAAAACGTGGCCGTGGTAGACCCAAGAAAATATACGCCGAAGGTGAAAAATACGCGTCTAAAAAAGTGGGGTTGCCAGCGGTCTTTCTGCCGACTCGACACGACCTAAACGAAGAACTTTCTATGTTAGATGGTTATGCATATTCTCGCAATAACAAATAAAAAAACAAACATGATCGATCCAGTTGTTAATCAAACTGTAGTAATGTATGCCGTTTTTCGGAACGGTGTACGAGTAAGCGAATCAGAATATGATTCAAAGAGCGGGGCTCAAAAGGAGTACGTGTATTGGGCCGGAATTATAAATCGATATCCAGATGGTTCTAAACTGGAAGTTCGTTCACTAAACCAGAACCGCAGATAAAATATATGTTGGGACTAAGACAACGTATCCTATCAGCTACCTCTGTGGAGGGGGTGCAAAAGCTGCTAGACGAAGGAAAAACATATGAGTTTGCTAGTGTAAAAACTAGAAATTCTTGGGGAAACGCCGTCAAGCGAGTTGCGACAGGAGCAAAGTATGTTCCGACAACGACAACCCCCGCAAAGAAAAGAAAAGTTCGCAAGAGCCGATAAACATATGAGTATTAAATCAAAGCAACGCAACGAAAAACGGCCAAAGCCAAATTACAGCAAGGAATTGCAACCGGGAGTATATAAATACTATATCCGGCAGAAGCCACCGGCGTCGTTCGAGTTTACCCCAGCAAAGACGCGAGGCGCGTTTGGTAAGGCTCGCATAAGCAGGAAGCCGGTGCCGGAAACTATTCCGACACTGGAATTAACGACCGCGACGGTCTAATTATAAAGGGGAGATTAAAAATCTCCCCTTTTTAGTTTTATGTAACATGCGCACGATAGTTATGTGGCATGAAAGTTATAACAAGGGAAGAATTTATAAAGCTTCAAGCAAATGGAAAGATTTACATATGCCGCTCGTGTTTTGACAATAAAAATCTAATAATAATGTTGAAACATGAGCTTGGAGAAAAACACGAGACTGTTTCTGGTACATGTCCGACTTGTATAAAGGCGATGGCAGGGTGTGTAACTTGTAAAAACTCACGCAATAAACCATAAAATACATCAACAAAGACGTGCTCCAAAAATCGATTGATGCGTCCGGACACAGTTATTCCGTTAATCTAAATACTAAACCAGAAGAACCAACGGAAGAACCACTCAAGATAGAAGAAAATTTTGAAATTTATAGACAATTTTTCAAATATTTACTTTGATGATACTTTTTCCCATTTAGCTGGCTGATGCGGGCAGGTTGCGCTTGGTATATACAACTTGCCCACAGAACAACCGCAAAGATTACATTTTCCTAAACCGGCGAAACCAGTCTGGTCCCAGAATTGACAATTATTACATATCGACTTTCTATATGCGAACACTTCGGGAGAAACCTTCGCAAATCCGTCACTGGCCCAGTTGACCATCGCGGCACCTAAATTTTTAGCTTTATCTGTTAAATTGGGTTCTTTGTTGATTTCCATTATACTTATATGTAGTGTTTAATCAAGAAACTCCGATAAAAATACCGAAAGAATTCACCCTTCTAGGACATAAGTACACCGTCATCTTAGATAAGGAATTATTCGCCAACGAGCAATGTTATGGAACTGCCGACGACGATTTAAAATTAATAAGAATACAGGACGTGGGGACGGTAACACGAAAATACGAAGAAGACGGAAAACAAGTTGAAACGGAGATTGTTATAACCGAGCGGGTCGTAATCGAAACATTTTTTCACGAGTTGACACATATAATATTAGATGCGCTCGGAGAAGAAGAATTATCTGGCAGTGAGAAGTTTGTTAATCTTATGGGGAAAGCTTGGTTAGAAGTATACTTATATAGTGTATATGAAAAAGACTCCAAATAAAAAGAAGTCTGCGCCAAAAGTTGAAGATATATTAAAAGTAACGGAACTTCCATCTAACAACGAGGAGATGGAAAAATATCTAGACGAAAACCGAGTACAAATCAACGAAGCCATGATTGATAATATAGACTATGCCATCAGAAAAAGAATGGCGGCAGTTGAAGTATTCAGTTTCAAAGGTTCTAAATTCGTAGTACTGATTAACCGCAAAGATTTTAAAGAAAATCTAGAAAATATTTTTGATTTTAGCTTGAGCAATGAACATTTTGAAGTGTGCGGAAAAGCCAAAAGAGTAATAGAAAAAGTAGACAAGTTCAGTTACTTTTTTGGATACAAAAAAATAAACAATAAATATGTCAAAGACCAAACGTTTAAAAAATAAAAAGACAAGATTCGCTGAACCGACCGATACCAGACCGGTCGATAGAAGCCCGATAGTACCACAGCGACATAAAATAGATCACTTCCTGCGTATTACTCGGCGGGAATTGACCGAAAAACAAAACGCGTTCATCGATCTTGCGATGGATAAAAACGTCAAATTGTTACTGGTTACCGGCCCAGCCGGAACTACGAAAACATACTTGGCTGTATTGGCGTCGCTGATGCTGATGAACGAGAAAAAAATCAGTGACATATTATACGTTCGCAGCGTGGTTGAAAGTGCCGACGTAAAAATGGGAACATTGCCCGGTGAAGCCGACGATAAGCTTTCCCCGTTCAAGCGTCCGTTGATTGACAAACTTGACGAATTTCTTTCCAAGGAAGACATTCAATTCTTAATAAAAGATAACCGAGTGGAAGGGTTGCCTATTGGATATTTGAGAGGCTTAAACTGGAATGCCAAGGCTGTTATCGGCGACGAGATGCAAAACTGCACCAAGCGGGAAATAGTAACAATGATGACTCGAACTGGCGAATTCAGTAAAGTGTTTGTTTGTGGCGACCCGCAGCAAGCAGACATAGGCCCGCGGTCCGGGTTTAAGGATATTTACAACATGTTCAACGACGACGACAGCAAGAAACACGGTATATACACGTTTGAATTCACTACCGATGATATTCTACGCAGTGAGCTTGTAAAGTACATCGCTAAAAAGATCAACGGATTCAACTGATATAATAAGTAATCCAAGAAAATATAAAATGGTATATATTTTTGGCTAGGGATTGATATTTATAATCAAACGATTCATTATTATGTCAAATCAAAGAACAACCCAACTACGAAAGCTCCTATCTGCCGAAGTCGCGCCGGGAGACTTAATTCCGATCATCGATGTAAGTGCATTAGAATCTGGTCCGTCCGGGGAAACAAAAGCGATTCTGGCGCAGGAACTGGGCGGCTATTTTATCAGTTCATCCTTGGCGAACTTGTCGTTCCCATATCAGGGATCACAGACTTCAAATGGGCTGTATTTTAGTCAAGCAACCTCGCCGACTGGAGATTTAAAAAAATATTGTTATGGCGAGTTCCCCGCGTTGGGTTCTAGTTTTACATTGTACGTTCGTGGGTTCGTTCCTTCCGATATAACGCAAAACTCAAGCAGGCGAGCAATATTTGGGGTTGGGGCCGATCCAACAGATATAAATGGCGGCGGCGAGTGTGCGTACATCGGAATATCAAACTTGGACTTGATTGCATATTTTTACGACGACGGGACAAACGAGAGTGAAGTCGCCAGAATTAATAACTTTTTTCTCGATCACGCGGACCAAACGTTTGCCGCCGCGCTGGTTAAAGACTTGGGTGCCGGGGTCTACAAGTTAATTGCCAACGGAGATTACGTCGTCACCGCATCCCTCGTAGGGTCAATTAGTAACAGCTATATTGGCATGGGGAATGGACGAAACGTGGGACAAAACATAGAATGCGTAATTTATGAAGCACAAGTTTTCAGCGGACCTCTAACCGAGACGGCTGTTTCGCAATTATTTTACGGCGGGTCGAACCGAAATCACCCCGATATTATTGCGTCGTATACTTCCGACAATTTAAATCCCGGCCCGAGCCAGTGGCTGGATTCGGTGGGTGGGTACCATTTACTACTACCGACGGTTGGTGCCAGTGCGACCAACCCCAACAAAAACTTCAACTTAAATTTTAGGGTTGACAGTTCTGGCTATCTCGGCGGAGACGGGACGGATGCTTCAAAGCGCAACGTTTTACCAGAAAAGTATATTTTAACTTCGTGCGTAGTAGAGTCCGATTACAAACCACTACTTTCTATAGGAACTTCTGGGTCTTTTGCCCCGATCTCAGGTAGTGGAACTGGTTCTTGGGTTGATAATAGGGTACCATACACCAGTGCCTCCTATGGCGTAAATCCGCTGGCGCTTATATCACTCGGGATTGCACATCCAGACAGAAGTATTTACGTCAATTTTAGTGGAAGTGCATATCCATGCACATTCAGTTTTGAAGGATATGTCAGAAATTAAGTTTGAACAAAGATTATGGCGTATGATTCAATCCCAATTCACGGCAATCCGAATCGAGGAGTTTTCGGAGTCGTTGGTGAAAGAATGTCATCGGACATTGGCGCGGCTTTCATAAAAATTAGCGCAGACACACTGAATGTTGGATGGACTATTGTTGGGTCTTCGTCTTTTGAGGTTACTCCCACACCATCGGTGACCCCGTATTTAACGCCGACCGTGACGCCAACCATAACGAACACGCCGACCGTGACGCCAACCAAAACGAACACGCCGACAAAAACTCCCACGGTAACGCCAACCCCAAGCATCACTCCAACACACACCACTACGCCGTCGATTACACCAACTCTCACCGTTACTCCAACGGTTACTACAACGATTGGGTGGATTCCTACACCAACCCCCACGCCAATAACATATTATACATTATACACTACGTCGTCGGTTGCTTCTTATGGTCCGTCGGGAGAAGTTCCGAGCAGTTCCATCGTGCTGAGTCCACCGGGTGGGGTATACGCGTCTGGCACCGTGGTGACATTGTACGTCCTGCCAAATTTAAATTCGAGCGCGTCCTTATATAAAGACGGAGTTTTATTTGGTACATCGAACACTCTCATCACCACGACAGTGCCAATGCACTCCGATCACACAGCCAGTGTTGTGGTTGGCTGGCGAGACGTTCAGTGGCAAGTTGCAGCAAACCCGGTGGTGGGTGGATCTCCGTATGGCCCAAGCGGGCTCACGTCTGGTTACGCAAAAATGGGAGAAGTTATTACTATAACCGCGAACCCAACCGATTCGACGTTTGTTAGTTGGTCATATAGCAACTCTGTTCCCACGACTCCGACGAGCGCGACGACGGAAGTAACTCTCTCGGTGGACTCCACGAATCAATTCACCGCAAATTATTCTCTAAATACTTATATTATCACCGCGAAGTACAGCGGAACCACCGGAACGTCTAGTTTTACATATTATGATTCCGCGGGGAACATCCAGACATATTATGGCACCGGCGTGCTGGGTGGCACCGTGGTCCCAGATCATTGTGGCAGGTTTGTTAGCCTATTGGCGGGCACGGCGGACCAAACAATATATCAATGTTAAAAAAGTGATAAAATTATTTATTATAACTTGTATATATACAAGAAAGTAATAAACTAATGGTTATATGAGTAATAATAAAATTTTTATCCAAATTGCAGCGTATCGCGATCCACAGCTAGTACCAACAATAAAAGACTGTATTGCCAATGCAAAAAATCCAGAGAATCTTGTTTTTTGCATCGCGTGGCAGCACGGCCCAGAAGAAAAGATCGACGAAATAAAAGATTTGCCGAATGTTAAAATCATTGACATTCCATATTTCGAAAGCAAGGGAGCGTGTTGGGCGAGGAATCAAATTCAACAGCGATATGATGGCGAAGAATACACATTTCAATTAGATTCTCATCACAGATTTGTGAAAGATTGGGACGAGGTTGTAATCGGAATGTATAAGCAACTACAGGCGAAGGGTCACGCTAAACCATTACTTACCGGTTATATTCCATCATTCGACCCAGACAACGATCCGGGTGCGCGAATTCAGACGCCGTGGAGAATGGATTTTGATCGGTTTATACCAGAAGGTGCGGTGTTCTTTTTACCGGCAAGTATAGACGATTGGAAAGAAAGAACTGAGCCGGTAGCATCGAGATTTTATTCGGCACACTTCTGTTTTACTGGTGGGCAGTTCTGTAAAGAAGTTCCACACGACCCGGAATATTATTTTCACGGGGAAGAAATAAGCATCGCCGCCCGGGCTTTTACGCATGGATATGATTTGTTTCATCCACACAGAGTCGTAGCGTGGCATGAATACACGCGCAAAGGCAGGACTAAACATTGGGACGATCATAACGGAAACAATAAAAATATTACTCCCGACAAAAAAGATTGGGGTGAGCGAAACTCAGATAGCCACAAGCGCAATCGACGCTTATTTTCTATGGATGGAGAAAGCTATAATAATATTTCGTGGGGACAATATGGGTTTGGGACAGAAAGAACGCTGCGAGATTATGAAGCGTACGCCGGCCTTCATTTTGGTAAGCGGGCGATTCAGCAATCGACGCTGGACAAAAAGTATCCACCAAACACATTACATCAAAAATACGAAACTGCCGACGCGTGGGAGAATTCATTCCTGAGAGTATTCAAACACTGCATAGATTTATCTCTGGACAAATTGAAACTGGACGATTATCATTTTTGGTGCGTCACGTTTGAGCGAGAAGACAATTCGCTGTTGTACCGGCAAGATGCCAACACCGAAGAGTGCGCGAGACTATTGCGCGAAGCTCGCGACCCGAGCGGCGATAAGTACGTAAAGTTGTGGCGAACATTCGAAACTTCGGAGCGACCGCACCATTGGGTCGTCTGGCCTAACAGCGCAAGTAAAGGTTGGGGCGAGAGGGTGACCGGAAACTTGTGAAAACTATAGCATTTCACGACAATAATTTATGCTTGCGTGGAACGACCATTGCAATGTATGAGTACGCCGATTACAATGAGCGAATACTGGGAAATAAAAGTATTATATTGTCGTCTCCGGGCGGCGATCTGTCGGCGCTGCCCAAGTTTAAGCAGAGGTTTGCCGACGTTCATTTAATGCATTTCTGTGATTACGAAAAATTTTTGGTTTCTAGTGGAGCAGAGAAGCTCTACATCATAAAGTCGGGCGGAAAATCGGACGGCATTTGTTTGGGCAATTTTCCATCGTTGATTCATGTAGTTTTTCGAAGCAACGAACCACACGGCCACAGGTACAAATATGTATCCGACTGGTTGGCGAGGGATCAAGGACACGACCCGACCACTCATTCGGTTCCACACATGGTGGAAAAGTTACCAGAGAGCGCGTATGACTTGAGAGAAAAACTTGGTATATCAAAATCGAAGACAGTCTTTGGTTATTATGGCGGAGCAACCGAGTTTAATATCCGAGACGTGCATGAGGCGATAGCAGAAACAGTTAAAAAACGAGATGATATAGTGTTTCTTTTCATGAATGTAAACACGTTTTCTGACTCACACCCAAATATTATACACTTACCGGGAACATACGACATGAGGGAGAAAGCCGCGTTCATTCGCGCGTGCGACGCGATGATTCATGCTAGAGGCGGTGGAGAAACATTCGGAAAAGCCGTTGGCGAGTTTGCTATTGAGAACAAACCGATTGTTACATACGCCGATTCGGGAGAACGTTCTCATATAGAAATATTGGGAGAGCGTGGAATCTATTACCGTGGGTATGAATGTATACTTGACATTCTTAATAACTTAAAAAAATACGCCATCAGGGATGATTATTACAAAGCGTATGATAACTATTCCCCGGAGATTATAATGGGAAAATTTGATAAACTTTTCTTACAATGAAAAAATTAAACATACTTGTCAGTGCAATTTGTTTCGTAAACCGGTCAAAACCGGGAGCAGAAATTTATATAAAATTCGCCAAGCGTCAGATAGCAGACGTGATGTCGAAAACCCCGTACGATTACAGATTAATAACGAACGAGGCGCATCAATTCGAGGATGTTGTCGCTGCCTTTCCAGCCCGGGTAACAATTACCGAGGACTTACTAGTTGGCGAGCGCATCATGGTTGGACCATTCAACCAAATGTTGAAGTATAAGACGATGCGCGACGTTCCGGCCAAATATGACTGGCTGTGGTACATGGACTGTGACGCGGGTATCTGTGAAACAGTGAATACCGACAAAATTGATGCATTAGCTGATGCGTGGGTGTCTGCCGGGTTTGATATAATTGGAACCAGAACCAACGCGGTGTTGTCGGGGGAATTATTGGACCACGAACGTAAAATAAAGGAGTGGGAGGCAAAGAAAGCTGCTGGGGAACCCAATCCATATTTAGTCACAAATTTATTTAGCGCCAAGTTTATTTTCTACAATGTATCCAGCGAGAGCGGCCCGTTCGAGTGGATGGATGCCTGCTTGCCAAGCGAGCATGTACTATTCATAAAAAATAGCGAAAAACTTGCCAAGATGGCGGCGACATTTAAAAAATTCAACGAAAAGTTTGAAAAACAAACGATTCCCCTTGTTACTTGGGATATGGAGGCATTTGAAATCGGGGTTTCGGCTAAAATCGCCGGATACAAGATGGGCGATTTCGGAAATGCCCACGGCGACGACTTCAAAGTGCGCTTCAATTACAATAACTGGGAAAAGGTAAAATACTAACGTGATAGAAATACTTAACAACTTTGCATCATCCGGGCGCGGACTGGGAAATAAACTATTCACGTATGCCCTCGCGAGGATTCTCTCCGACGAGCTTGACTTAAATATATCAGTGCCGGTAAACTCGTTTGTTGAGCGCGGCAACGTGATTAAATCCTTCCCGTACGGGGACGTAACTTCAAAAAGAACTATAATGTCCCCAAGTACATATGTGTCAGATCGCTCGGTATACAACATAGGATTAACAAAGACGCTTGAAAATTGTCGAGATAGCCACGTCGCAATTGATGGGTATTTTTTAAAGTATGGATATATAAAGGCACACAAAAGAATGATCAAAGAAATGTATTCTGATCTTGTGTCTCCGACGCAAAAAGAAAACACCGTGTTGGTTATGTTTAGACACCCGAACGTCGATCCAAAGTTCGCCTTGCCGGATGAATATTATTTGGACGTAATAAAGAAATTGTCATTTGATAAATTATATTTAAGTTACGATACATACGATAAACACAAAACGATAGTCGAGAAGTTAAAAGCTTTATATAACACGGAAGTAATTGACCTTACTGTATTAGATATGATGAAAGCGATCACAGAACACAAAACATTAGTATGCGCACAAGGTACCTATGCATTTTGGGCAGCGTTCTTGTCCAACGCAGATAAAATTTACTTTCCTATCACACTGGAGGGTCCGAATTGTAGAACCGAGTGGTCGGTCGATTTAAAAGTTGACGACGAAGCGAGATATATTCACGTGGAAGTATGAAAAACATTAAGTTTACATGTAGCTGGTGGTCGGATTCTAAAAAGCTAACGCGCCGGGTACTGGACCAATTCCTCACGGAATCCAGCGACTTGTTCGATTATCGGATAGTGCACGACGACAGTTACGACATCATCGTATTCTTTGGTTACGTCTCGGAGCCAATTAAACCAACGGCCAACGCATATCTGTTCCCACAGGAGCCAACATGGACCGGTACGCATCAAAAGCATTTTAATGGTATGCCTAACCTGACTGTGTATGGATTTGATCGTACTAATTATGGCGGGGATTGTAAGTTTGTCGAAACGTTTGCCCATATGTTTTACGGTGGCATTGGCCCGGACGGAGAAGGGTGGGACGACTGGAAGTATAATAACATAAAGAACATTGCACCAAAAAAGACGATGAACATGTGTTCTACGATCTCTAGTCGCGGTGACGATTGGACCAGTTTCTCCGGTGGGTGTATGTATCAGCATAGATGCGGCCTTGTTAGAAACATTCATCACCTCAACTTTATAGATTTTTTCGGTGGCTGGCAATTAAACGGTGCCAATATAAAAAGCTACGCGTTGCGTAAGTTCGACGCATTATTACCCTATAAATTCACGCTGACGGTTGAAAACTCAAATGAAAATTACTACGTTTCCGAAAAGTTTTTTGATCCAATATTGACGAATAGCATACCGATATACTTTGGTTGTAAAAATATAAAAACTCTTTTTCCGGAGAATGGTTATATTTTACTGGACAATTTGACAGATCACACCAAGATAGTTTCCCAATTGAATTATATAAACGACAATGCCGACAGACTTTACGGCGAAATGCTCCCGGAAGCTTTAAAAATAAAGCGGCGATATTTTAACGAACTTAATCCATTAAACAAAATACTTGCACATGACTCGCCTAGTAATACATCAACCCAAAAACTTTGAGAGTAGACGTTACAGATACTATAATTTAGTATTTGACGCAATTACGGCGAAACTTAGAGAAAGCTTCGACGTGATGGAGTGTGGTTACTATAAGTACGCCAATCAAGGATATTCTCCGACGTTGTTGTTACATAACGCCACGCGATATAACGATACCAATATCCAACTATTGGAATGTGAAATGATCATAGAAAACTATGAAACAAAAGAAATCAAGGTATTATCTGCGTCGGACGACTTGACCGGGGCCATATTGAATTTCAAGGGAAATCCGCTTTTAACCAAGACTCTGGTTGCCCAGTTTGATCGTAAAAAAATACACTCGCATTTACCGGACGAAAACGACCAGAAAAAAATTTGTCCGTGGGTTTACTTTCCAACGAACGATTATGATTTTGACGCAATAGAAAATCGGCGGCACAACAAAACGATACTCGGTACTATCAACCAAAAATTTTATTTTAGAGGCTCGTCTCTGGAATGTCGTCGGATTGTAGCGGGATTTAATCCGGAGTTGTTTACCGGTGGTGGGCCAATCGGCGGATTTGAATCATATACCGACGAGTTATTGAATTACCGACTGGGATTTTCCATCGCAGGCAGGGGAGAGTTTTGCTATCGGGACATAGAATACATGGCAATGGGCGTTCCATACATACGCTTTGAATATAATAGCGAAATGGCAGAACCATTGGTTCCTGACTTCCATTACATTTCCGTGCCGCGGCCACCCGATGCTCCAAACGACCGGGATTTACGACCAGAACATGCACCGTTGATTGAGGCGAGGTTTCTAGAAGTACGGAATGATATTGACTATTTGAATTTTATCGCTAATAATGCACTGGACTATTATAACAAGCACGTTAAAATGGTCGGGTGTGTTAACCACACGCTAAAACTTTTAGAAATTGACAAATGGCTATGAACATAGAAATTACAAAGCAAGTAAACTTGGACCAAAACGACGGTCTATCGTCCGTTTTCGGGCTAGCTGCGCAACAACATCACGATGTTTATCAGGTGTTCTACGACTTTATACAGGACACGAAACCGGCGAGAATATTGGAAATTGGCACGGCACTTGGTGGGTTCACTCAATTTTTAAAGCGGTGTACAAGCGATTTACAATTGAATACTGATATACGTTCTTATGACATTCACAGAATGAATTGGTATAAAGATATTATAGCGGAGGGCGTCGACGTGCGTGTGGAGAATATATTTAACGCCGACTACTCGGAATGTTTTCCAGAAGTAGTGGAATATATAAAATCGCCGGGACTCACGGTTGTGTTATGCGATGGTGGAGACAAAATTAGAGAGTTTAGATTACTTTCCAAGCACATTAAATCGGGAGACATTATCATGGCACACGATTATGCCGAGTCGGTAGAAGTATTCAACTCTACAATAAAAGGAACGCGTTGGAACTGGTGTGAGATTACCGCAGGTGACATAGAACAGAGCGCGGGCGAAAATAGTCTTCTATATTATAGCAAGCAGAAATTCGAAAATGTGGTCTGGACTTGCAGAATAAAATTATGACAAATGCCGATCTAGTAATGCGACAAAAAGATCTTCCCGTCGACGGAAGCATTATAAGTTACGAACAAAAACGAGAATTATCACTTGCGTTAGACGCGGTATTAAGTAAAAACGTAGACGGCGAGGTAGTAGAGCTTGGTTGTTATGTTGGAGAATCCAGTAAAATATTACGTCGGACGCTCGACATAACCAAATCAGATAAGCGACTACATGTGTATGACTCGTTCGAGGGATTGCCCCCGCTACATGATTGCGAAAAAAATTGTGGGTGGAAGCCGGGTACATTGAATACTACAGAAGATGTGCTCGTCAAAAATTTCCAAAGAAACGGACTAGAACCCCCGATCATTTGTAAAGGGTGGTTCAAGGATATACCAGACGACAAGCTTCCACAGCAAATTTGTTTCGCCTTTTTGGACGGAGATTTCTATGATTCTATTTACGACAGCTTAATAAAAATTTATGACCGGGTAGTTAACGGTGGAATTGTGTTATTTCACGATTATGGGAGAGCAGACCTACCGGGAGTAGAAACCGCCGTAAAAAATTTCTTCGAATCGAGGAATATAAAAATTAATCCAAAGAAGCATTGCGAGCAACTGTGGTCTATTACAAAAGGCACAGAAAACGCAGAACACGAAAAAATCGAAGTAATTAAGGTAGAAGAAGTTAAAAATATTATAAGTACATCACAATCTATGCATAGCACTACACTAGTCACCGGCTTATTTGATTTGAAGCGCGGAGAATTGGACACCGGATTCAAGCGTCCATTTTCTCAATATCTCATGCATTTTGAGCGGCTACTAAAGGCGTGCAAGGATACTCCAATGCTGGTTTACGTAGACAAGGAGCATGAACAGTTTGTGTTAAAAGCGCGGGAAGGATCGGTCGGCACAGACATTCGATTCAGAACCGCCGAAGAATTTAAAACGTGGTTTCCATTTTATAACAAGGTAAATGAAATAAGACAAAAACCGGAATGGTATAATCAGGCAGGGTGGCTCGCTGAATCCACACAGGCTCGCTTGGATTTATATAATCCACTCGTCATGAGCAAGATGTTTATGCTTCACGACGCGTCAATTTTTAATCCGTTTGATACTGACAATTTTTGTTGGATAGACGCCGGATTGACGCAGACAGTGCATCCGGGATATTTTAGTCACGACAAAGTAATAGAGCGACTGGACCCACTATTACAAAAATTCTTGTTTGTTTGCTACCCGTACGAATCTAACGCGGAAATACATGGATTCACGGCGGATGCGATGAACAAATACGCCAACGCGAAAGTCAATCGGGTTGCTAGAGGCGGATTTTTCGGGGGAAGTAAAAAGGCAATATCTCAGGTCAATACTGTATATTATAGCCTGTTGAATGAAACATTGAATGCTGGTTATATGGGCACGGAAGAAAGTGTGTTCAGCCTTATTACATATTTGAATCCAGAGCTTACGAACATAGAGATGATTGACGGCAATGGATTTATTTCTACGTTCTTTGAGCGGGTAAAGAAGATGCCAATCCCGAAGAAAGAAGTATTAATTTCTAAGAGCGACGTACCAGAAGGTGCGGAATACTTTCAGAGTGAAGAAGAAGTCGCGATGAATAAAGAGGGCAAGGGCGTTTACTTATACATTACATGTTTTAACTATCCTCAACAGCTTCAAATGCTGTTGGATTCATTCGAAAAATCTAATCCGGAGCTATTGTCTCAAACTACAAAATTCTTGATTGACAACAGCGTCGATGAAACGGTTTTCCCCAAGTTTGACGAGATTGCTAAAAAGTATGGTTTCACGGTGATTAGAAAAGGCAATCTTGGGGTGTGTGGGGCTAGGCAGTGGGCCGCGCAACACTTTCATGATAACAAAGGAAAATACATTCTTTGGTTCGAGGACGATATGTTAATGGAACCAGAAAACAAGCTATGTAAGAATGGATTGAACATGCATTGCGACAATTGGTTGGACAAATGCATTAAAATTGTCGAGGAAGAAAAATTAGATTTCTTGAAGATTTCATTTTCTGAGTTTTTTGGGGATCATCACAAGCAGTGGAGTTGGCACAATGTTCCACAGGCAGTTAAAAATAAATACTTTCCGGACGGTAAATGTAGAATGAAATGGAAAGAGTCAGGATGTATTGATGGGTTGAGTTATTTGATCGGGCAGGTATATTACAGCAACTGGCCTAGTTGCGTGTCAAGAGCAGGGAACTGGAAGATATTTTTAGAAACTGTTTATGCTAGTCCATTTGAGCAGACAATGATGAGCGCAGCATTCCAATTGTCTATGAAAGGGCGATTGCGGTCGGCGGTTCTTATGTCGAGTTTGGTCAATCACAATCGAGTTCATCATTACGACCGGGCCATTCGTAAAGAAGTTTAAGTTTTTATAAGTTGACAAACCCCGTAACACGTGTAGTGTGTTGGGACGAATTCTTATGAATAAAAAGTTAAACAATGAATTAGATTTGACAGAAAAGCAAGTTCAGGAAAACTATGAATATTTTCTTGAATTTTTAAATGAAAAGTTCTCCGGTGAACGCTTGAAGGGATTGCTAACGATGTATGCCGAGGAAAACCTTGGGTTACAGTTGGCTACCGCCCCCGCGTCTGGGAAAAAGACATATCACTATGCCCATACAGGTGGATACCTTCAACACGTGATGGATGTTGAGTTGGCAAGCCGGGGAGTTCAAAAAGTTTATACCACAATCAAGGGCGAAATTGATTACACCGAGGAAGAACGCATCATGGCCGCGCTGCACCACGATCTTGGTAAGTTGGGGGATGAGACTGGTGCATATTATCTCCCTAACACGGAGCAGTGGTCTATCGACAAGCAGGGATTGATTTTCAAACACAACACAAAGGCTCAATTCTGGAAAGTCGCGGATAGGGCGCTATACAATTTACAACGGTTTGGGATCGTGTTGACTTGGAAGGAAGTATTAGCAATTAAGTTGGCAGACGGACTTTACGACGAAGCTGCCGAGTTTTATCTCAAGACGTACGACCCAGAAAAGGGACTAAAAACCAATCTTCCACGCATCATTCACGTTGCCGATTACTTGGCCTGCAACGCGGAAAACGACATTTACAAGCGCGAAAAAGTATAAACTTCTTGACAAGACTCCGGATTTATGTATCGTGGAGTCTTCTAAACGAGGATGTTTCGGCCTCATTAAATCCCCGAAACTGGTGGAGGACGTTCAATCAAGAACAGTCCCTAACTCAGCCCCCGAAATCGGGGGCTGTTTTATATTTATATTGAAATGAACATTAAAGAGAATTTATTTCAATACATACTCGGGATTTCCGCACTCTTTGTGGCGGCGATTGCTGCTTTCTTTAGCATCGCCGGAATTGGTATGTTGTTTTCTGGTGCGTATATATCAACGGTAATTATGGCCACTTCCTTGGAAGCAGGTAAAATAGTTGCCACTTCCTTTTTATATAGATATTGGAAGAAAATTGCTAATTGGCTGCGTGTATATTTGTGCGTGGCCGTCTTTGTGCTCATGGCTATAACGTCTATGGGTATTTTTGGATGGTTAACGTCAGCATATCAGGCGTCCGCGATAGAATATGAAATTTCACAACAACGGACTACCGCGCTCGTTGAACAAAGAAAATTGGTGCAAACTCAAGCAGATTTAGCTAAACAGCGAATTGACTTGATGTTAAGCATACGAACTGACCAAGAAAAACGGCTGAACGAGGCACTTGGAAATCCCGTGTTATCGAGGAATCCCACCGCACTTAGACAAGTACAAGAACAGAATATAGACTTAATAAAGCGGACTGACGCCGATTTAACAGAGGAAAAGAAGAAATATTCGGATACCGTAACCGAGCTTAGTAACGCCGATAAACAAATATTAGAATCAAAGGTTCAGACGGGAAAAACAAAGGATATAATCACGTTTAAATTCGTAGCAGACGCGTTGGGACTGGACATGCAAACCACAGTCAAATGGTTTATAATCGTCATTATCGTCGTGTTTGACCCCCTCGCGCTGAGTCTGATCCTTGCCTATAACATTGTGTTGTATGGTGACAAGAAGGACGGGCCATTGCCTTTGAAGCCCATCGAGGTTTTGCCTGTACCGACTATCCCGGTCGAAATAGCTGTGCCCACGTCTGTAATAACACCGGTAGTTGAGGAAGTAGCCGTGCCCACGTCTGTAATAACACCGGTAGTTGAGGAAGTGAAATACGAGGCAGCGGTTTTGGCACCGGAAATTCCGGTGCCACCCGCCCCCGCTCCCGACGTGCCGCCTCCGGTCGAAGTGGCAATCGTTCAATCGACCCCGGCTGATCCAACCCCACCACCGGCCAAAGTTGATATAAAAACAATTCTTCCCGAACCCCCACGGCAATTACCGTACATGCGACCAAGCGAAGTATACAACGCACCAACGAGATAATCTTTATTATATATTGACAAATGTAAAATTAAATATATATATGTGCAATTGATGATTCAATTATCACATAAAATATGAGTTACAAAATTGTTAAGAATAAAGATTTCTTGCACAAAAAGACCGAACCGGTCACTTCTGTCGAAGAAGGCCAAGAAATAGCAAATAAGTTAATACAGGCTTTAGACGAATTAAAATTCGGCCTCGGCCTTTCCGCCAATCAAATAGGAATACAAAAAAGTGTATCGGTAATAAGGGTTAAAAAAGACATGCCCCCGATTATATTGATGAATCCAGTAATATCGGAGGAGAGCAACGAAAAAATAGTATATGTAGAGGGGTGTGTAAGTTTGCCCGGGAAACAAACAAAAACAGTTCGAAGCCTGAAAATTCAAGTGTCGACTCTCAACCACGCGAATGTATTACCGTTTGGTCCCACCGCCGATCCGCTTACACAAGACTCAATTGCCAAAGACTATGGAGTTTTAGAGTCCGTCTGCGTACAACACGAAATAGATCATTTACGTGGCGTGTTGATGATCGATGATGGAGTCAGATTCGTAGAAACTCCACTCCGGACCGTTAAACACGGCAGAAATGACAAGGTGATGGTAGAAAAAGATGGTGAAATGCAATATATAAAGTATAAGAAGGCATTGCATTTATTGAACGAAGGGTGGAAAATTAAATGAAAAACGTCGATCCCGATAATTTAGAAGAGGCTGTAGAATTGTTGGAACATGCCTTGGACTCTCGTAGCTGGCCGTCCGTTGAGGACGCGCTGCTCATTTTAAAAGAAGAACTGGGACATGAGTCGGAAGAAACCCCTGACGAAGAATAATTATGATCTGGATTATATTGACAGTATTGTTTTTTGTGTGCACGACTGGGCTTGCCTACGCGTGCTACAACATGATAAAGAAAATAGAAGTATACGAAGAATGGCTGAGTCATTTTCGCGCTGAGATAGGTGAGGTGCATACCCGTCTCACGGACGTAGACAAGACCGGGTTGTTCGCGAGCACGGTGGATGAAAAGGGATTGTTTGAGAAGGACGACGACGTGGGCTTCGTGTTCTCAGAAATACTTAGGATTATAAAAGAGTTTGACGACAAGATCAAATAACATATGAAGAAAAAGAAACTTAGAGGCAGACCTAGAAAATCAAATATTATTAAAAAACAACTCGATGTTAAAAAAATAATAAATAATAGCACTAGGAAAATCAACCGAGTAAAGACTCTAATTAAAGTTCCAAATACCACGGTGGTAGAAGCATTAAAACGACCGAGGGGGAGGCCAAAAGGAGCGAAAAACAAGACCAACGATCTTGCTGCACCACCAAAGGTCTCCAACATGTATTTTACATCGGAGACCGAAGATGCAATTGTTGCGTATAATATATCAACAGATTTTAAAGAGAAGGATAAAATATACAACGAAAAAATTCAACCGGCATTTTTCAAAATTGCAGAAAATGTTTACAATACATTCAAATTTAGTTATGCTGATATGAGTCCATTGGAAATACAAAAACAAGCAATATCTCACATGGTGGCAAATATCGACAAGTACGATAAACCCAAAGGTAGAGCATACAGCTATTTTAGCATCGTCGCTAAGAATTGGTTTATTCTAGACAACAATACGACATACAAACGATTTAAGAAGCACGTAGAAATTTGTGAATCTGCCGGGGAGGCCGGTGAGTTCGTTGTTGAACCAGAACACCGAAAACAAGAAAGTGAGACACGAGAATTTATCAAACTGATGGTTGAGTATTGGGATAAAAATATTGGAAAGTTATTTACAAAAGAACGCGACCTAAGAATTGCGAATGCCGTGGTGGAAATATTCAGAAACGCCGACAGAATTGACGTATTCAATAAAAAGGCTCTGTATTTGTATATACGAGAGATAGCCGACTGCCATACACAGAATATTACTAAAGTAATCAATAAAATGAAAGCTACCCAACACACCATAACCGAAGAGTATTTAAATTGTGGCAATATTGCCGGGACTAGGATTTAAATATATATTATAACGCCTATTTATAACTATGGAAAACGACTACGAAATATTTAAAGGCAAAAACTTCTCGGACTTGTGCAAAGACATAGTTAAAAACTCCGAAGAAAAGAAAAATGCGCTAGATATTTTGATTATCGATTTAAAAGATATGATTAAAACCATCGAGAATGCGGTCATGGTTGTTCCATTATTGGAAAAATATTTCGAAGTCGGGGTAAGAAACGACGAACAATTAATTAAGCTCGCCGCGATTGTTCAGCGGTTGATGGTGGGAAAAACGGTAGATGGAGATGGTAGCGTTATTCTAACAGACGACGAGAAAAAACAGTTGATGACGGCAATAGAAGAAAATACCGGTCAGAAGATTCCGGCGACAGCTAAGGACGCAATACAAGTAGTAGACAAAGAAAACGGCTAATTCCGATGCATCAAACCACAGACAGACGTAGTGATTTAAATTTGAAGCAAGATGACATGCTTGCTTCAAGGAGGTTCGTAATTGAGCGAAAGCCGGATACGGTATATTTTTACGAACTGGAAGAAGCGGTGGTTCTGGACGTAATCTTAGATGAAAATCACCCGGAGGTTCAATCGTCCACGGTGAGCCCGGATATATGGCCTCCAAATATAGATGGTTCTGAGCCATCTGCACAGGAGAAAAATTATGGTTTAATCGGGTGCATTAGATTTAGGTTTCTTCACAGCCAAAAAAATCAAGAAAAAGAAACTTTATCGTGGGCATTTCCTATAGAGAAAACCGGTATCGTCGAATATCCGCTGATGAACGAGATTGTTATCATTGGAAAATATTTGGGAAAATATTTTTATTCTAAGAAGTTGAATACAAACGCCGTTGCCAATTCTACCGCGCATTTTATTGCCGAGCGGGTCGCGGGAAAGGTTGACAAAAATATCAATACGTATAGTGCCGACGGAGAATACCCCGGACCAGTTTCTAAAATAAACGTCGGTGGTGGCCCAAACTACGAAGGAGTTCTTGGAAATTACTTTAAGTTTAATTCGAAGATACGGTCCCTGAGACATTTTGAGGGCGACACCATACTAGAATCCAGATTTGGTTCGTCGATTAGATTCGGTGCATACGATGGTATCGGCTCAAATAACAACGGGGTGGGCGAGTATTCTAGTGGCGGCGGCAATCCGATGGTGTTAATTAGAAACGGACAAGCGCCGGTCGACGCCGAGCCGGGGAAAACCGGCAAAGGATATACAAAAGAGGATATTAATAAAGACGGTACATCTATACACATAACTTCTGGAAAAACAGTGTCGGGGTTCAAACCAGTCGTTGGTAATGCTATAGTCAAAGGCAAAACGCCGGTCGCTCTACCAACTCTCGACGGCGACCAAATCATAATAAACAGCGGCAGATTAATATTTTCGGCCAAAGCAAACGAAATGTTTTTCTTCTCTAAGAAGAAGATTGGAATGACAAGCGACGACTCAATTTCTATATCTTGCGTCGATAGGATGACGCTTACCGCATTGAAGACGGCCACGATAAATTCTCCCAAGATATATCTGGGAGATCACGGAAAGACGTATGAGCCCGCGTTGTTGGGGAGAAGCACCGTTGCGTGGATGTATGCAATGTGCGACTGGATGTTATTGAACACTAATACTCAGTTGGAAGTGCTCCTCGCGCTCCAGTTGCATCTACATACAACCAAAACTGGTCCGACGTTGCTCCCTATACTTCCACCGGCATCTGTCATGTGGGCCGATCAAATACTTTCATTAAAAGCACAGCAGATTAGTTTACTCGCACTTCGTTCTCAATTGAGTTCGCTCATGAGTGGGAGAGTGTTTGTCTCGGGAGGAGTCGATTAACATATGCCAAGCATTCCGCTATTCTCCGCACCATCAGTCTCTTTGAGTCCACCGACTTCGCTGAGTGTGATTGCAAAAAGCGGAGCATCCATAGCCGTCCCAACTCTGAGTGCTCCTTCAATATCTATCGGAGCCGGTTCTTCCCTGTCGTCAATCGCTGCGGTTTCTCGAATTTCTTCGACGATAGGCGGCGCACCCACGACACTTGCGGGCGCTGCCGCAACTTTTGGTGCTCCCACGACACTTGCTGGTGCGGCTGCAACTTTTGGCGTTCCAACAACGATTGGTGGTATATCATCAGCGTTTGGAGGACCAACTTCTCTGTCCGGTGTAATCGGGTCTACTGGACTGGCTGTTTCTCTTCCGAATTTTGCCGCATCGTTGCCCGCACTTCCAAGTTTAAAAATGCCAGACATGCCAAGTTTCCCCGGACTAGATAAGGCCGGTATTCTCCTCGGCGCTGGCCCAAAATTTATTGCCGAGAAAATTACAAAATA